CCAAACACCATCTAATGCTCCGCCTGACACAATATCCCAATTACCTTTAAGCCAAGCTTCCCTTAATACTTCATCGTTTTCTGTAAGCTTATGCAAACTAGCGATATAATCAGGATCTAAATAAATATTTTCTTTATATGTTCCGAAAATAGTAACTTGACTTTTTGTAACAATTTCTTCTTTTTGAGTTTGCGGATTAAAAACTTCAACTTCTGTTTTAACTACTTTACCGTAAGGTGCAACATCAATAAAACGCTCTTTAACCCAATTATGTCCAGCGCCGTGAGGATTTGAAGTTGAAAAAATTTGCAAAGGCAATTTAGGCATTAATTCAATAATGTTATCTTGCTCATCTTTAGGCGAATCTTTTTCAGGCGTAAAACTTGAACGATTGCAGGATCTAAGCATATCGTATAATTCAGAGGTAGGAAACTTAGTTAATTCATTCCAACCAATAAATGGAAATTCTTGACCATGATAATCCCAATAATCGTCTGATTTTTTTAATACTCGAAATAATAATTCTTCACCAGTAGGCCATACCCATTTATAGTCAGCCTTTGAACTTAAAAATCTAGCACCATCGCCAAATGCTCTAAACCATCTTTTTGATTTTGCTACTAAATCATCTAAATTTTTATATTCTCTATCGAAAATAACACCGCGCCAAAAAGCACCGTAACCGATGCCCACAAATCGGCGGTATCGCATTAATTGGGTATCTGTCTTACCAGGGCCACGATTGCCTGTAAACATGGTTTCATCGCATCGTGTATCTAATGCGAGTTCCTGACTCGTGCCTTTAATGGGCGACCAAACAACTTTATTAACCATTTACAAGCCTAGCCTGCTGATCTAACAACTGCTTTTCCCATTCCGAATTGTCGCCATGATCTTTAACAAGCATAACCCTATTAACTGGATTTTCTTGTTTGATATTCTTATTAATTGTTTTATCCGGCATATGACCGGCAATTTCAGCGAATAAACGAAGAGCATTAACTCTGTCAGTTCCTTTAAGCCAATTACAGTTAGCTAATTCCCATGCTAAAGCAGCCGCTTTTAATTTATCGGGCATCATATCCGATTCATCGCCAGCGTTTTTTAATGCTTCAATTTCTTCTAATACTTCTGCATCATGCAACCATTCAACAGCATATTTACACGCACTTCCAGTATCTTCGCCAAATACGTTTAATGCGGCCTGGAATGGGTTTGTGGGCTGCATATACAAAGCAGCCGCAAACTGTTTTTTAAGCGCCGAAACGTCCATAAACGAAGGATAGGCTATTAAACAAACAAAAGCAACCTATCAAACCTCATTTCTTGGCAGCTTCGATTTCCGTTTTACGAGCAGAACCTGCACTAGAACCAAAGTAATAAGTAGTTACGCCAATCCAGGCAGTAGCTAACGAGCCTAGCATAATATTTAAAACGTCTTTATTCGCAGCCGGAATATCAAATTTCATCATGTAAAAAACTAGAGCAAAAAATCCAATCGTAATGCCAATTCCCAAAATCATTGGCATTTTGTCACGAATAATTTTTTCTCTGTCTCTTGCACTCGCTCTATCATCGGCTGCAATTTTTTCCAGATCAGTTACGCTTTTAAATCCAAGTTCACTCATTTGTAATTTAAATTCTTGATCTGCTTTTTGAATTAGCAAAAGCTGTTCCGGCGAAGCGCCTTGAATGGCAGCGGAAAGAGTAGCGTCTTCGGCGTCAGGCGTTCCTAGCGCCTTACCAAGCGCAGCCCCGGCAATGCCGCCTAGCGGCCCAGCAAGAGCGGTTCCAAGCATAGGCGCAATGTTCTTAACCAAGCCTTTCCAATCAAACGCCGACATTTAATTTTCCTCCAAATTCTTCATATTTGCTTAAAAGAGTTTGTAATTTGTGCTCATGCTGTCCATAACCTGCGCCTGGAAAACTGGCCCAAATATTAGCACACTTCTTAATTGCTTCTTCAATTCGGCCTTCTATCACTAATTTTAAAGCGTTCTGTTCTTTAATGAACTGAATTGCCATAGTGTCTTGACTAATAGGCCCAAAATCAGGAAGCATTAACAATTCTGCATAATGCTTATAATATCGCGCCATGATCTGATACCGACCAGCAGCCGAAGATTTAATACCTAAGTTTGGCAGATTAATTAACTTATTAGGATGCTGTTTATACGAAGTAAATAACGTGCCACCTACCAAAACGTTATAGCCATCGTCATTTCCGAATTTCGTTGTGCCTTCTGAAAATGCAATTAAATCAAGAAATGCTTCTAAATTTGGAACTAAATTTTTAGAGCGCGTCATTATTAACGCTTCCTTTCATATAATTGCTTAACCATTTCTTTGGTTTCTTTGATATCGGCCCGCATTTCTGCTCTATCCCTGATTGCCAATTGATCCATGATGGCTTGATGTTCCATAATTCCCTTATCAACTGTAGCTAAAATTTCTTTATCTTTTTTATTTTCTGTCATTTCTTTTTGATTATTTAAAGCGTAACCGCCAAAGACACCGACCAAAGCGAAAAACGAAATAATAGTTGGCCAATTTAACGCCCAATCTGAAGTAAATTTTTTACGCTCGTCTGGCACAACACAAGGCAAACCTACCTCAACAGCGCAGTTACCTGATGGTGTCTTAGCAGCCATTTTCGCTTTCCTTATATGCAAGGCCGTGGGTTAGGACTCCAAGCGCCTTGTCAGTCTAAGGCCATCCCAGGCGCTTGCAAAGGGGCAAAACAAAGGGCCAGCGGTTAAGCTGGCCCTTACTTACTGCGGAATCAGCCGCAACTGGTATTACAATTCAATAATTATTACTTCTCACGGCAGACAAGGGCACCCTCGACGCCTTCATGCGTGTAAGGACGAACCACGAAACGCCGCGTGTAAGCCAGCTTGGGCACCTGTTCGCCCTTGCGGTTGGTCTTCGTCTCGCTGGTTTCCGTGGCGTAACGCCGATTGGCGGAAGTCACGACAGAACCAAGAGACTTGGCCGGATCGGGCTGATCGACAGAGCAGGGAACGAAAAAGGACTTGCCAACTTCCAGACCATCAAAGGGATACTTGGAAGGCCGGCCGGCACCGCCCTTGCGCCTGGTGGTCGGAATGGGAACGTCAAGAATTGCGAAACTCTGGGTCATTGCTTTTTCCTTTGCAGTTGCGGCAGAAGTGCCGGAAGTTCCGTTAATGGATTTCATGTATTCAATACCTTTTTCAGTCAAGCGGCAGGCATGTTCACCCAACTCAGTAACCATTACTTCGTTGACTTCAATAAGCCCGTCTGAAAGCAGCTTCTTATAATCCTTCGGCTTAAAATAAGCAAAGCCTTGGCGATCATTCTGGATACCTTCAAGAATTTCAAGTTTCGTTGCCATGTTTTGCTCCTGGAGTTATGGGCAACCTTGCCCGATGAACCAAGTTTAAATCATCCTGAAACCTTGTCAACATCTTTTTCAATAATTTTTTCAAGTTTGATTCTGTGAAGCAGTTTCTCTGAAATTCCTAGCATACGCAAAGATTTTTTCAAGTCCTTATTTTCAGTCGTCCAGCTTTTGCAATAGTCATGCCAAATACACCCAAGGCTTTTCAAATAAACCCGCAAAGGAAAAGTTGAACCTCGGATGACAAATTGCACAGCATCACCTGTTCAATTAGATTTTAATTTTACTATAATAAATTCCAGTTTGAACTTCTTTTTTATCCTTTTCAAAATCTTCCTTTGTTTCATAGCCTCGCCAAATAATATCATCAAACATAATATTGCAATCAGGCAAAAATTTAAATTCGTTTATTCTTATTTCTTTAACTTGTGCAATATTAATAAAAATATTTTTATTTCGTTCTGTGCATGACCAAACAAAAAACATCAAAATTCCCTTTCAAAAAATATTTCCAAATTAAGACGATGCGCAATATGAAGTTCCAAATGGGCACCTTTAGAACGTTCCCAACCATTCAACATAAAAATGGCTTCGCAATCGCACAAAGCTTTAATGTCTTCTGCCATGCACTTTTCCCAAGATTCTGGGTATTGCATAGCAATTTCATTAGGCGCTGTCACAACTGCACCCATACGCCTAAGCCTTTGTGCTGCGCTTTCAAACGCTGGAAAATTCAACAAAGGTAAATTACTCATTGGCCCGCTAATATAAATCTTCTTATTTTCTAGCGAGTAACAAATGTTTGGCATTATTCACCTATGAAAGATATTGAATTAAAACGTTTCTTGCCGCTTCCCAACCATTGCAAACACAAAAGCCATACCCATTTTTAAACATTTCATCACCAAATTCAAGCTGTTCTTTACTGGCCTTTCCTTTGGTTTTGGTTTTCAATTCAATAAACAACCCATGAACACAATGCCTAGGCACAGGAAGCATTATATCAGAAACGCCAGCTTTGACGCCTTCAGCTTTCGCCATAGCGCCTCGAATTGCCCCGCCTTTTTCCGCATTCTTAATTGCAAACATCCATTTCAAATCAGGATACATGCCCACATTCAAAGCCGCCCATGCGAATAGGGCTATTTGCTCCGCTCGTTCTGTCGCTGGTTTTGCTATTTGCTCTGGAGTCATTAAGCGCCCCAATAAGGCAAACAGTTAATATCATTATCCCAATACCAGTTAAAGCCGCAATAAATAAAGGCGTGATTATTCAATACAGTTACCATTAAAGCACCAAATTGCAAAGTCGATTAATTTCTTTATCTTCGCCTCGCAAAGCATAAATTCGCTTTATAACATCTTTGATTGTTTCAATTTCTTTATTTTTATCTTCAATTTCTGATTCGTGCAATTGCTTTTGAGTTTTGTAATCTAGCTTAATTTGTGTTAGCTTATTATATGCATCATCTCTAGACTGCAATGCATTTTGATAATCAACTCTCGAAACTGAGTAAGGAATGCGAGGCATTATAAACGCTCCCTTCGTGACTTCTCAACGGCTTCATTATATGAACGAATCAATTTATTTGTTTCGTCTGATTGCTTTTTAAGCTGCTCTTTCCATTCACGCTCAGCTTGATTCACTAAACAAGCATGAGCAATTATACCGCAAATAGGCAAAGCAAACATTACAGCACAAACTAAACCGCAAATAAATTTGAAAACCTTTGCAGCTTTTGATGGTTGATCTGAAATCATAGTTTAATCCTTTCATCAAGAAAGCGTCTTGGCCCTTTGAATGTAATTTCTCTTTCACCTGTTTTAATAAAATTTGAAATATTATTCTTTGCCCAATACCAAGCGGCCTGGGGATTTTTAAATTGGTTCCACGGAATCATGTAAAGCCTTTCGAGGGTCGTGCAGATGGATAGCTACGCCACAGCAGTGGGCTGGTTTGAGGGGAGACCAGCGGCTCGACATTCGGTGCATTGGCGCTCCGATGCGCTGGCGTCTTTCTCTGAGGCTTCGTCGTAAGTCTTGCCGCAGCGGGAGCAGTTCGTCATGTGCATGTGATTCCTATCTTCCAGGCCATCCTGGACATCTACGCCTGGATGGCGCGGACAATGGTTTGACGGAGAAGCGGGTCACGGTGGGATTCGAAGGCATAGCCGACCATCAGTGATTCATCAGAGATTCGGACCTCGCCACCATTCGCGGCGACGATAGCCCCGACCAGCGAAAGGGCTTCATTCCGTTGCTTGAGTAGGTTTTCGTTTTCCTCCTCCAGCGCCTTCCTGTTTTCGTAGCTCACTTCTCGGCTCACAGTGATGCCTCCGGTACTGGACAGAAGCAGCGCCATTACAGCTTCTTTAGTGTCCGTTATGTTGAAAGTTTCAAACCCTTATTACTGCCATACCTTAATTCTAAGCACTCAGGCTAACTTGTCAACTTCCAATTATCAAATTTATTAAAATCAAATTTTGTGCCACTTTCAATACAATCTTCATAATAATTTCTAAATGCTATTGCAGCTTTTCGAGTTTGCGACTCACTTACATTTTTAGAAACACGAAATTTCTTTATTGTAAATTTTCCTTTAATGGAAACTAATACGCCAAAACAAACAATTGGCGTTGCTCCCGGCCATCGCTTGTCAATTTCAATAAATCTCGAAACACCGTTCGGCAAATTTGAAGTTTTGTTTATTTGACTACTATTGCGAATCATTAATAATTCCTTTTATTCATAATCAATTAAGCAATTTTGAGAATCAACTTTTGCACATTCAACATTTTGCTCACATTCTTTACAAATATAAAAACCAGATTTCATAATATGACCGCTTTCTTTTTTTTTGCTTACAAACAATACATAAATCTTTTGTAGTCATCATGTCACCTTTATATTCATCATTTGCAATTCAAAATCATCTGTGCAACGTTGAACAATTTCTTTAAATAACGGAGAATAAATATTAACCAAACCTCTGCATTTAACATCTTCAAAATAAATAACTACATATTCATTAAATTTGCTATTTTCTTGAGCAATGTAAATTTCATCCATTTTAGAACCTCGGCGGAGAACTAGTCAAATGCCAATAATGGCAAAACTCACATTTATAAATCCAGAGCGTTTTGTTTCGTTTGATGCTTTCCTTTTTCATGTTTTCAAGTGCTACTTTAACACCTTTGTATTTAATCTTGTGAAAGCAAGGATACAAAGCTTCTTTCATTCGCCTTTCTTCATTCCTTTGTTTCCTGGCATTTTTCAATTCAACTCCTGATATCAAACAACTCACAATACAGAAGAATGATAGCACAGACAACACAAATAACAATTACGCAGTTTTCTACATTATTGAATGGCTTATTAAGTCTATCCATAATTTTACTCATAGTATTTATGTTCCTTGTAAATATGCCAAATGATTAGCGAAATACCACCAAATGCAAAGCAAAACATGATAATTGCCCAGCGTTTTCAATAATCCGTCGATAGTCACGCTAACACCTTTCGAGCGTCCACAGTCTTTTCCAATTGTGTGAAAAAAGCAATAAATCTAGATGCAGTAATTTTGCCATCGGTAAGCATCTTTGCCATATCAACAAACGCTTGTAATTCTTCGTTTGTTAGATCAGTGTATCGCATCATTCAGCCTCATTAATGAAGTATTCAATTTCTTCCATAGTGAAATCGCCAAGTGCTGCATAGTTGTATACAATGCAGCGGTAATAATCGTTTAAGATTGAATTGAATGTTATACGTGCTATGTTCATTCGATTGCGCCCTTTCCTTTTTCAAAACCAAGCCTAAAGGCTTCATAAATAAGACCGATTGTAAAACCAGCAACAATATACGGACTTAAAGCAACAAAAAACAAAAAATTTACAATGTTGTCTGATGTTTTCATGTTTTCCTTTCTAAATATATTATGCAATTTTTATCGCGTCTTATTATACTTACTTCATGTTGCACCTCCGATATTCAATATCAACAGTATAGAATGTTAGCCGGAGTTGTCAAGAGAAAAATAAATTATTCTTCATCGTCAATTTGCAGTCCAGGATTTAAAATATCATAGCAACAATTACAATATTCCTTGCTATTTAAATCATTGCCAAATACAAATATAATAATTCCACAGCGTTTGCAATACGATGCTTTGTAACCCATGTCTTACCTCCACGCAACAAGGATACATTAACCGGCTAACTCTGTCAAGTGCAAATTCAAATATTTTTCAATCTCCCTTATATGGCAAATTAGGATGCCAATCTCCATAAGCATAAAATCCAACCGTTCGACCAAATCTATCATGATATTCAATTTCAGCGGGAATATTAGAACCCGCATAAGCTGTAATATGTTCTGTTAGAGTTCCCCATTTAATCCATTGCCAAATCTTTTTAATAAGCATAAATTACCCTTTCAAGGTTACATAATGACCATTATCGAAAGTTACGTTAAATTCAGTTGCAATTAATATGCCTTAAAGCTTCTTTTTCAAAAATCCAAAGGCTTAATTTATAACAATAATCGTTTTTATCTTTAATATTAAAACATATGAATCTAAGATAAGTATTTAAATCAGAATAACAAACGCGATTAACCGCTATGTTGTGTTTAGTTTTATACGGTTTGTCCAAATATCTCATAAATAAACCTTTCAAATAATGCCCACAAACTAGCTTGCATCAATCGCCGAAGATGCCTTTCAGGCTTTGCGCAGCCGCCGATAGCGGGGCCTCGGCATCGCTGGAAGGTGCCAAGGCGGCTTCCTGGGGCTTTGGAGCTAGCACAGTGGCAACCTCGGCACCATAGCCGCTGGCGATCAAGAAACGCTCCGCAGCTTTGGCTTTGAATTGCATAAGCAAAGGCTGAAAGTTAACTTCTTCTGTTTGCTTTCGTTTTGATACTTTTGAATTTTTATTTTCACTTCCACTTCTGCATTCTTTACAGGTTCCGCCATTACGCTGAATTAAATTAGTAACCGCAATGTCTTTTATATTTCCACAATCACAAGCACAGCGATAATAAGCGATATTTTTTCTGTTTTCCAAACGTTCTAAAACATTCCAAGTTCCGTAACGTTTATTTAACTGTTTTGTTACTTCTTTATTACATTCGCAAATATAACTATCGTTTAAAAATGCTCTTACTTCAATTTCGTTGTATTTACCGCAAGAACAACAAACAATAATATACTTTGGATCATTTCGTATTGCATTAACTCCAATTGCCCACAAATTGCCTCGATTTTGGCCGATTATACTGGTTATCATGTTCTGCGCTCCGTGTCATAAGTGACAGCCTCAATTATACGATTGTTTTATCAATTGTCAACCTTTTTTATATTAATTTATACTTGCTTAACATACTTTATACTTGTTTATCATAATTAATTAAACTATATAATATAAATATAATATATATAATAAATATATAATATATAAAAGACTGATAAATATGGAGTATAACAAGTATAACAGTCTAACGGAAAGAAGCTACTTTTTGATATGATAATTTATCACTTTATCATATCAATTTTTATGATAATGATAATGGTTTTATCATATCATTATCTTACACTTTCTTACCTTTGTTCTATTATACTTTTTAAGTCCAATTATTTTAACACTTAGCCGTTAGACAACTGTTATACTCCGTTATTTTTGTTTCTGCCAATTTTGATAAAGTCCTATATCATTTTTACTATCATAATCAAAAAAGACCGTATAAAAGCATAGCAAGTATAATTTTATTATAACTTTTTTATGCTAATGAATCGTCTAACGGAAGACAAAGGGTTGCCGATTGAGCCTCGAAAACAGTTTGATAAGGAATTGATAAGCGGCCATGAAGACGCCTACAAACGCTGCGTTCGGTGCTGCAAAGCACAGCGGCTTTAACAGCCCAGTTTGTGGGCACGCCACGCCAGAAAGCTAGCAAACGCTGCGTGTCGCACAGGAATAATAAAAAGCCGCTGGTTAGGCGGCTTTTGGGATTGATGAAGGATTATTAAGATTCGGTAATGCAATATTTGATTTTAAAATAACTTCTTAACGGTGTATTGTTAATTTCAGCTTCTGTCATTTTAATAGCCGATTCAATTTTTACTATTCTTCCGCTTGAAGCAAAATCAATAACATCTTTTGCTTCTTTTAGACTACTGTTTGTAATAATTCGCAGTTCTCTAATTGCATCCAATTTGTTTTGGATAGGTTCTTTTACAAGTAATTCCCAGTATTTAAATTTAGGTTCTGATTCGACAAAACGCATAATACAATTTTGAATGATGTTTTTACCAAAAACGCAAATAGAACCATCTTCTAGTTCAAATTGAAACTTATCAATTTGATTCAAATTTTCATAAAAAACATTTGCGCATTCTTGAATTGTTTTATTGAATGTTTGCTTTGTTTTCCAAACCTTACCTTGATATTCAATTTCCGTATGCATATTATTTTCCTTCACAAGTGGCATTCGATAATGCCACGGGTTTAAAAACATATTCAGAAAAGAAATCAATATTTTCCTTTGCTTCATCAATCATATGTTCCTTCAAGATTGAAGTGCAAGGCTTTAGGGATTCAATTTCAGCCGCGCTTACTGCGCAGGCTATTAGAATGTTATTTAATTTGGAATGTTGCATGTTATTTTCCTTTAGTTGCTTTTTCAGCTTCTTTAAAACTTTCCCAAGAATCATTAAAATCATTTACCATACAATCGTTTACTAAATTTTTAAGTAAAAGTTTATATTTTGCAATCATTCTTACACCTTTCCAATCAGAATTTTTCATTTTATTTATATTCCAATTTAGTTCTTTTATAACATCTATTTCTGTTTGTTCTAATTCGTTCATTGTGTTACCTCCATACCAACCATTATAGCCCATAGTTAGCCGGAGTCAATAGCAATTCAAAAATATTTTTCAGAAATCGCAAGTCAAAGCAATTCATCAATCAAGAAAAAGGGCCGGGAACAACGTTCCACCGGCCCAAGGCAGTCCGAGCCCCGACAAACTGCCTTAGTGACAGCTTGGGTATCTTGCTAGGCTGCGTCAAGGCAAAGAAAAGCCGGGAAGTCTCTCAAGCTTCCCGGCTCCCAGCCTCGGCTAGCACTTCCGCGTGTGCTACCGTTCCTTGCGAAGATAGAATTATGAACCGCACAAACAAATTTTCAAGTCATGCAAATTTAATGCCAAATCATTTGATTTTCTACTTCGTGAACGTGACCGCATTTTTTACAAAACATATAAGCGTCACCTTCTGCGTTTTCTTCGCTTATTCTAGAGCAAGTATAATTCCAAGTTCCACAATTATGGCAAAAGGTCAAATTTACAAACACTTCTTCTAAAGTTTTATTAATATTTGAAGGTTTTAGGTTATATTTAAGTTTCTTAAAACCTTCAATGTATGGCTTCATTTGAATTTGTTTTTGATCGTCGAAAAGCATAACTGCCTCGTATTAAATTCACGCTCAATTTGGCCAATTGGAATTTCCTGCATTTCGCCTGAATCAATTAAAGACTTGATAACTTTCTTCAATGCGTTTGTAGCTCCAATTTTGTCATTTCTAAAACAAGAAAGCGGTGCTAAACGCTGGTTAAGATATTTATAAGTAACAATTTTAAGATTAAACATTTCTTGCGCAACACTTTTATATTTTTTGATTTGGTCATATTCAGCAATTCTAAATTCTTCAACAATTCTTGTAGCTTCTTTGATTTGATTGAAGTCGATATTGTTTGAACTAACTTCACCATTTTCAAACTTGGAAATGATGTTTTCATTATCGAAATTGATAATATTGATTGCCCACAATGCCGCATCTTTCGTGATGACTGGATGAAACGGATTGATACCGATTGCGACAAGTGCGGCCAACTTCATAGCCTTGACATGAGAGCGTGTCCAAAGTTCCGCCGAAACACCTTGAGTATCTGACTTGTTGATTTCACCATTGCATTTATTTTCGTTGTAATCGCTAAAAATCTTTGCGGCTTCATCATCAAATTTTACATGAATCACGCTTTTATTATTTATCAACATGAAAGAATTTGAAACAACAGTTGAAACGCTTTGAATCAATTCCCGGCTTGGATGCACTAAATAATGGTTTTTGTTTGAACTGCATCTTTCACCAAGATATTCAATTGTTGTGAAACGAGGAAGCAAGCCTTCAGAAATTAAATCTTCATCTAGCAAGCGGTAATACTTTTCCGGTGTGCATTCACCAAGAATTGAAAATGCAGGCGCGGTTAATGTTTGAACGTTTTTGTCACGATCCGAATAAACGATACCGCCTAGAGTTTGTCCATCGCCGGATTTATTATACAGATTCAAAAACATTCGTCTCAAGCCTGTTGTGTTTGCGTTTGCATTGAAAGCTGTCAACTGTTTAAGCATCATTGCAAATTCTGTTAGCACAGACATAAAAGAAGGCGAAGCTTGCAAATGTTTAACCAAACCTTGTGGACTGGCAAACTCAGCAGGCCCGATAAAATCCACAACATTAGGCGTTGTTTTTTTAACTTCCGAAACGATTTTATCAATACCTTTTGCCATCGCTTCTTTACCGCGTCCAGTCTTAGCTAACAGCACGAAGTAATTATTTAAGCCGGTGCCTGAAACGTTGTATGACTTCCCACAAATTCCAGACATGAAAGCAAGCGCAGCGACTAAAGAAATTTCTTTAACAGGGTAGATTGATTGATCGTAAATGAACTGTGCAATTTCTCCAATCAATCCAGGTGGAAACGTGTAGGGGTTAATGCGATTGATTGGAATTTTCTTTACTTCTGGTTCTTTCCATTCTTTTTTTTCAAGAATCTCTGTCATTTTTTCTTTGATTGCAACCAAGTCAACCAAAGGTGTCATGCGGTCAAATGATTTATTAATCATGTATGCAACGTAATCTTCACGGTTGGCTTTTTTGCGTTTACCTAATGCAGAAGCGCGAAAAATACGCTTGATTTGCGTTTTGTTCTGTGTATAAAAAGCAATAATATTAATAATTGCAAAATCCGCTTCGGATTGTGAAGTGTAATATTCAGTCCATCGCCCATCATAAAGTGCTTTAAATTTTTCGCCGTTTTGTGCATCGGCGGCTTTCTGCAAAATTTCAAAATCGGAATTTCGTTCTTGTTCATCACCATCGTAAATCGTAACTGAATCACTTTTGCTTTTCATTTCTGACCAAAGCAACGAAATTAATTCTTGCCTTGGCTCAATCGGTGCATTATTAAATACTTGCCCTGTCATTGTCATATAACGCGCTGTCGAGTAGACTTCTACCGCTTGCTTACGCCTGCCTGTAGGCACGGAACCTTTAACAATAATATGTAATCCGTAACCGCTTGGTGATTTTTCTGAATA